TCAACAATACAAAATGAAATAGGAGTAGCATAATGCCAAGAAAAGCAGCAAAGGGTTCACCAAGATATTACTTTCACCAAGGAACAGAAGATGCGATTATTAGACATAATAAAGAAACTCGTCCACATATGAAAGAACGAATTTATAATGAACACATTAGAGTTCCGTTTGAGAAATTGGCAGAAAATATCATTCATACATTTAAGTTTTATTACTTTGATGTTCCGAGTGAAGATGTGAAACACGAAGTAGTAAGTTTCTTATATATGAATATGCATAAGTTCACAGAAGGTAAAGGAAAAGCATTTAGTTATTTCAGTATCGTAGCAAAGAATTATCTTATTCTACATAACAATAACAATTACAAAAAACTTAAACAAACAGATGATGAATCCGTAACGGATTACAAAAGAGATGCGATGTGGGAAACTTCAAGAGAGGATATCTTAGAAGGTCAAAAAGAATATATGAACTTGTTTGTTGAATACTGGTCAAACAATCTGACTACCGTATTTAAAAGAAAACAAGATATTGATGTTGCTAATTCAGTATTGTATTTAATGGAACAAAGACAAAACATTGAGAACTTCAACAAAAAAGCTCTATACATTTTGATTAGAGAAATGACTGGTTCCAATACACAACACATCACAAGAGTTATTAATGTGTTGAAAAAACATCACGTTAATTTACAAAAAAATTATCTCGCTACTGGTTCAATAGAAACCAAGTGGACAGGTAGTTGGGATATATTGTAAAAAAATAAAAAAATACTTGACATTGTCAAAAAAAGGTTGTAGATTAGTATTATGTATCAAACTTATATAGAAGAATATAATAAAAATTATAAAGAAGGTATGGAATATATGGAATCCAATGGTCTTTGGAATGAAAAGGCATTTGGTGATATAAGAAGACCCGGAGATGGAAAGTCTTATAGTTATTTTTGTGAAGACGGTAAAATAGATTTTAGGTTAAAGTGTAATCCAGATTTAAGAGGGGTTGTTTTAGTTGCCCCACTAATTGAAAATTTAACCGATACCGATTTAAGAAGTAACTTTTATAGTTTTTGTTCAAGAAATGGTAAAGTTCCTATCATACAAGAAGGGTCTACTTTTAATCCTAACGAGTTTAAAAGAAACATTAATGTTGATAATTCATTTGTATTGGTATTGTTAACACTTCCGGCATTTGTTTTTGAAAATAAAACAACTAAAATTAGAAATTATGAATTAATTGTGGAAACTATGAAGTCTTTAGATTTAGTTAAAAAGATTACTTTAGTCCACTCAGAAGCACATAGAAGTCCTGCAAAAAACGATGAAACTTATAGAATGGATAGTGGATTAAATCCAAATTATAGAAATCAATATTTGAGAAGAAAATCTTATAAAACAACTCTTCCAGTTTTTGATTCAACATTAATGGATTCAGCAACACCTACTCAATCTATGATTGAAAGTCCTAATGAATTTTATTTACCAGAAAGACCATCAAAACTCTTAGGTATGTTTAGATGTGCACCAATTGAAACTATTTATGAATTTGACTACAACAAAGATACTTCATTATCTACTGGATATGGTATTTGTAAAAATGCTTTACAAAATATGGTTTTAAAAACTTTCGAAATGGAAACAAAAATAAAACATCTAATAAAAGAACACAAGTGTGATAAGTTAAAATTTATTGTTCCAAAGGGAATGATTAGAGTTAATATGGTTCATACAAAATATAATAGAATTAACAGAATCAATATTAAGTCTATGTTTGAAGAATTAGACTTACCAAAAAATATGTCACCATTTGAAGTTATAATAATGTCTAACGAAGGTATTAAAACATATATGTATAAAATTGATGGTATATTAGAAAACGGAGAAAAATCAGTAAGTTTCGATAGAACAGAAAATAATTTTGAGGGAGTTCAAGATGTATTCGATACTATGAACGACCCTACTAATACTAAGTATAGATTCTTAGTTGTTACAGAAATGGGTAACCAAGGCGTTAATATTCCAAGTATTTACACTTACTTAGCATATAGAGAACCAACAGGAAACTATAAAGGAAACCCAGTTATTCACAATAGTTTTCAAAGTATTACAAGACCATCACGAAAGGTTTACTCTATTGAAGAAATTCAACAACACAAACATCTAACAAGTGATGAAATTTTGTATCTTTGGACTGAATTAAATCAAATTAATTTGTGGGTTCCAAGATTATCTGATACATCAAAAAATCCAAATTTCTGGAAAGATGTTAAGAAAAAATTAAGAGAAGACTATTATATGTCTTATGAAGTTTTAAGACTTTATGAAAAAAATAATAAATAATAATTTAAACAAAAGTATTAAACAAGTCGTTCCTGAAATGGTCAAAGAGTGGAATGAAGTTAAACTACCTATGTTTGAAGAATTAGTAGGTAAAAAATTTTCTGACTATTTTGAAGGTAGACAAACCCAAGAAAAAACCAAAATGGTTGCACCAATCTTAGATAGTATTTTTGAAAGAAAGATGTCTAAAATAGAACCTAACTTTATAGTTGATGAAGGTAAAGGACACGACTATCTTTATGGAGAACTTCCTATTGAGTGTAAGATTTCTTGTAGTCCAAGTGGTAAGTGGACTGGTAATGGTTATGTCAAATCACCAACACATTTATTGATGAGTTTTCATCAAGAAGAAAATGGAACTATTTCAGAAATGTTTTGTATGTTGGCAGAATTAACTGACGATATAGAAAGTGGTTGGGGTAAAAAAACATCATTGACTGCTAACTTCGTTAGTTTACGATTGTTATCAAAAGATATAAATAATTTTAATGTTATTGTTGGTGATGTAAATACTAAGAATAAGTTATTGAAAGTTATTAAAGAGTCAGTGTAACAACGGGCGATATTTCTACCGCCCGTTAATCCACCTTTATTTGTTAAGTAATCCAAGTATCACGATAAGTGATATAAATCCAGCAAATCCATTTTCTGCAAATACATTTACTAAACCAATTAAATTACTAACAACATCTATTCCTAAGAATCCACCTACAAATACTAATTGCACGAGAACCCCTAAGCCAACTATGTGAAGTAGTAAGTCTTTAATTCCACTTACACCTTCCATAATCATTTTGATTGTGTCTTTCATTTTAGTTTCCCCCTTTAAATGAACAAAAATCGGTGTTAAAACCGACTTCGTATAATAACTATATAGTAAAATCAAAAAAATTAACCAATATATAAATATATATACCCCTTTTTTTCATAGTCTTATATTTATTGGTAGGAAAAAACTATGAAAAACGATTACGAAATATTCGAAGGAAAAACCTTATCTGATGTATTCAAAGACATCTACGATAATTCCAAAACCAATAAACAACAATTAGAAGTATTGATGAAAGAGGTTGTGGGATTTATCAAAGACGGAGATACAGCAGTTCAGATAATTCCTATGTTGAAAGAGTATTTAGAAATCAATGTCAAGAACGACGAACAATTAGTTAAGTTGGCAACCGTTGTTCAAAGAATTATGGCAGCAGAAAAAAGAACGACAGATAGTGGAGATGAGTTTGGTTTAACTGAAAATGAAAAACAACAACTTATGGATGCAATAGAATCTGATGTTCAAGAGTTACAAATCAAAAAAGACGAAATAGACAATTCTATTAGTAAGGAAAACTAATGTTAAAATTTGAACCGGTTGCGGTATTAGATGTAATAACCGACAACGATAGCACAAATCTTGCTACGATAGTTGGTCAGTTTACCGTATCAGACCAAGATGAAATTAATGTTCATAAATTCTATCCATTAGATAGTGGGATATTGAAAGTTCCAGTTGTAGGTGAAGTAGTATTGGGAACAGAATTTTTAGGTAGATATTATTATATGTCAAAACTAAACTTTAGAAATATCTCACCGATAGCAGATACTATGAAAAATATTGCTACACTTTCAAAACTACCAAGTGCATTAGGATTGGGTAAATACTTTTCACCAAACAAAAGAGGTAGAAAAAGATTAATATTTCGTGAGGGTGATACGGTAATTCAAGGTAGGTTTGGAAACTCTATTCGTTTAGGTAGCAACCAAGTAGAAGACTTTTTAGAACAAAAAGAAAAAAAAGATTATGAATTTATTAATTCACCTAATATAAAACTTGTATCTGGTATTAGACAATATCCAAACAACTTAGAAGGATATTCAGAACAATTAGATTACGAACAAAGTTCTATTTATTTAACAACAAAAGAAAGTGTAAAATTTACTTTTGATAAAGATGAAGAAGTTGAAAATATTGGTGAATCACCACAAATAACAATTCAATCAGATAGTATTGTTTTTCACGGAAAAGAAGATATAACAAGTTATACAAAAAATTTTAATATTAGAACTGCTGATGAAGGTAAGATTAGGTTAGGTTCTCTTGATGAGAATGAATTGGAGTTTGCAGTATTGGCAAAATCATTGGAAAATATATTAGTTAATGTTTTTAAAGAAATAGAAGATACCGATATCGGGCCTGGTAATTCAACTAAACCACTTCCTTTTGCAGGAAAGTTAAGTAGTAAACTTAAAAATGAATTTAGTAAAGCAGTAAGTAAAACAGTAATGATAAAAAAGTAGGAGTGCATTAATAATGGATAAAAATAAATTAAAAAATATTATTGAATTAGTTGTCCGTAAAGAAGTCAAAAAACAACTAAGTGAGATATTTATTAATGAAGAAAAAGAAATCAAATTAGCCGAAACGATTTCTAAACCTAAACCTAAAAAGGTTATCAATAAACCAAAAAAACAATACACAAAAAACAAAGTGTTAAATGAAGTATTGAACCAAACCAAACCATTAGGAGCATCATCAGAATTTGATGAGTATCCAACATTGGGTGGTGGAGTATTAGGTAGTGATAATATGGCCGAAGTCTTAGGATACGGAGATTTAGGTAGAGGACAGAATAAAGAAAAGGCACGAGAAGTTGGAGCAGTTCAAACAATCAAAAAGGCAGGTGTCAATGTAGACTCAGTTCCAGAAGATGTAGTGAATGCATTAACTCGTGATTATTCCGGTTTAATGAAAGCAATAAATAAAAAGAAAAAAGGTGAACCAGGATTTAGACCATAATGTCAAACGTTAGAGAAATAGATAGAAACGATGATATTTTTGTAGGTATTGAATTTCCACTTGACCATAGTGTTCAGGGATTTTTTAGAAAAACAAAAACTATCAGACAACAAGTAAAGTCTAATATAAGAAATTTACTATTGACAGAAAAAGGTGAAAGATTGTTTCAACCAAACTTTGGTTCTAATTTGAAAAGTTTACTATTTGAACAAATAACATCAGAATCTTTACTGAATGTTGAAAATAGTATTAGAGAAGCAATAACAACTTGGTTACCTTATGTTATTTTAAATAATGTGTTAGTAATTCAAGATGATAGAAATCCTAACTTAGTATTGACATCAGTAGAATATTCAACAAAACTTGAACCAAATGCATTAGACACAATAACATTTCAATTTGAAGTAGGAGAATAAAATGGCGGTTGATTACAACACAAATAAAAAAGTAGTTAAAAAAGAAGTAAGTTATCTCGGTAGAGATTTCTCATCAGTTAGACAAAATCTAATTGAGTTTGCTAAAACTTATTTTCCTTCACAATATAATGACTTCAATGAATCATCACCAGGTATGATGTTTGTTGAAATGGCATCTTATGTAGGTGATGTATTGAATTATTATGTTGATAATCAATTTAGAGAAACTCTACTAAACTATGCAGAAGAAAAGAAAAATGTTTACAACATAGCACAATCTTATGGATACAAACCAAAAACAGCAGTTCCTGCAGTTGTTGATATTGAAGTATCTCAACTTGTTCCGGCAGCAGGTGATGGTAGTCCAGATGAAAGTTATGCTGGTGTGGTGTCAAGTAATGCTATTGTATCATCAGATACTGGAATTGATTTTACATTATTAGACGAAGTTGATTTTAGAGTATCGAGTTCATTAGACGAAAGAGTAGATACAATTGATTCAACTGACGCAGGAAATCCTTCTTACTGGAAACTTACAAAAAAAGTAAAAGCAAAATCCGGAACAACTACTGATGAAACTTTTACATTTACAGGAGCTAAAAAATTTGATATCGTTAAATTAAAAAATCCAAAAGTTACAGAAGTTGTATCAATAACTGATGATGACGGAAACACTTGGTATGAAGTTCCTTTCTTGGCACAAGATACGGTATTTGAATCAATTGAAACTTCTGAATTAGAAGACCCAACATATTCTCAGTATCAAAACGATACACCTTATATGATGAGATTAATCAAAACATCAAGAAGATTTGTTACAAGAGTAACTGATGACGGAAAAACAGAATTAAGATTTGGAGCAGGTGTTAGTGATAATGCAGATGAAGAAATTGTTCCTAATCCAGATAATGTTGGTTCAGCATTAGGATTTGGTGTTTCTAAATTAGATGAGTCTTTTGACCCAAGTAATTTTATGAAAACAAAAACTTATGGATTGGCACCAACCAACACAACACTTAATGTAAAATATAGATATGGTGGTTCCATTGAAGATAATGTTAGGTCTAATTCAATCACACAAGGAAAGAGTGTGGTGTTTACAATTCAATCAGCCGGATTAGATACTACTAAACTTAATACATCAAAAAATAGTTTAACATTTACAAATCCAGCACCAGCAACTGGTGGAGCGTCAGAAGAAACTCTTACTGAAATAAAACAGAACGCATTAGCATATTTTAATGCACAAAATCGTGCAGTAACCAGACAAGATTATTTAACAAGAATATATTCATTACCACAAAAGTTTGGTAATTTAGCAAAAGCATATATTGTTCAAGATGAACAGATTAATCTTGCAGAAGACGGAACTTTAACAACAATTCCAAATCCATTTGCTATGAATATGTATATGTTGGCATACGATAGTAATAAAAAACTTACAGCAGTAAATGACGCATTGAAACAAAATATAAAAATGTATTTATCTCAATATCGTATGTTGACCGACGCTATTAATTTAAAATCAGCATACATTATAAACATTGGAGTTAAGTTTGCAATCATAACTCAACGAGGATACAATAAAAATGAAGTGTTGTTTAATTGTGTTCAAGCAGTTAAAAATCATCTTGATATAACGAGGTGGCAAATTAATCAACCAATCGTATTGAGTGATATCGCATACAAAATATCTTTAGTGGACGGAGTAGCAAGTGTTGTTCCACCAACTGATAATAATCCTAATACAGAATTAATTTTAATAGATAACAAAACATCAGTTTCATCAGGGTATAGTGGAAATGTTTATGATATAGCATCAGCAACTAAAAAGGGAGTTTTATATCCATCATTAGACCCAAGTATTTTTGAAGTTAAATATCCTAATCAAGATATATTAGGTAAAGTAGTAGGAGACATTTAATGCATTATTTTATATTCGGAGATAAAGACGCAACAATTTATTCAGGTGGAACTACATCATCTATCAATACAGGTGCAGATGAAATACTTGAAATTAATAAAACCGTAGGACAAAACGGAGATGTTCAAAATGTTTCCAGAGTATTAATACAATTTGATTACACAGATATTTCATCATCGGTTCAACAAGGAACAATTCCTTCAACTGCAAAATATTATTTAAACTTATATGATGCTTCATCTGAAGAAGTATTACAAACACAAAATCTATTCGCATATATGGTGAGTGGTAGTGATTGGACTGAAGGAACGGGTAAACTTGATGATGTTCCAACAACAACAGACGGAGTAAGTTATCAATATAGAAATCAAGATTCTAAAACACCTTGGGTAACAGGTTCAGTATTGACTGACGGAGGTGCTTGGTGGACTGGTAGTTCAGGTCAGTATGAAGTTAGTTCATCATTTAGTATGACCAAAGCAACAAAAGATGTCAGAATAGATGTTACTGACTTAGTCAAGAATCATATTTATTCTTCATCACTTTATCCTAATAGAGGATTTAT